AAAAAATGATTACCTTTTTATATGGAGAAATTAAACATTATATCAATTCAAACCCTACTGGCTTTTTGTATTATCAATGGTTGAATCAACCTCAAATAGATACAGTTGTTCCAGGAATTGATCTATCCATAGAGATTGCACCCGAAGAATCATTAGTTGCACCAATAAAAATTGCACAAGATCAACACGCATTATGTGTATTTCCTCCAAAAATACCTTATGTAGATCGCCCATAGAGAAAATACGTTAAGAAACAAGACGCATAACTTAGGCTTGATCCTAATTACTTTTCTTATGGATCTTAAAATGATTTTTTGTACTATCCTCATGAACGCAGAACGCGCCTACACCATATTGGATGCCTCCCCTGGCCTCACTCCTTCCCAATTAAAAAAGAAATATTATAAAAAGGCCCTTCTCTGTCACCCTGACAAACAAGGTGACCCAGAAGAGTTTCATCAAGTGCAAGAAGCTTACGAATACTTATCCCAACAAAAAGATCCCCTACCTTTACTCTTTCAGCATGACTTTTCCATAGACCCATCTACTCTCCTTTCCCTCTACGTTTTATTGATGGAGTTCAAAGAACTTGTTCCTCCCATCATCTTTTCAGAAATAGAAAAGAGAATGCCGCCCATCATCGTGATTCATCCTACCTTGGCAGATCTCGTACATCAACACGTTTACCTGTATACCCATGGCGACAAACGGTACTCTATACCGATGTGGCATCATGAATTAATCTATGATGAGTTTATCGTCTTATGTAGACCAGAAGTAGAGTTAGATGAGCATAATAATCTTACCTACGAAGTACATGCCAAGGTACAAGAAGTGTTTGAACGTGGCCTGCATATAGAAGAACTCAGGGTACACGTAGAGGCAAAAGAGTTGCGGCTTGTGTCTTTTCAGCTCCTGGAGATCCAAGGAACGATTCCCCGAATCCAAGAGGATATTTATTCCGTCTCAGAAACAGGTCTCATCCTCTTACAGATTTATTTATCATAGCATCTTTTTCCAACACTCTTGTGCTAATATTATTGGGAAACGTTGGCATTACATGTTCTTGAGGATCCAATGGTAAAATGTAGCGGTGATCCTGTTCCAAGTCACGCGCCGTCCATGCCGGCATGTCAGTACGTGGTTGGCTGGTAACCTCCTTCTTGTAGCTGGGGTAGGTAATGGCCGTTGACGTGTATACTTTTCGTGCACAATCGCGCGTCAAGGGTTCCCTTATACGAAAGAGTTCACTTTCTACTTGAACACGATCTTGATGTAAATTGGCACCCCATTTTTGTAAAATAATATTGGGATCTTCTACAAAGGGTGGTTTTTCTCCATTTCCAGGACAATTCAAATAATATAACCCTTGATCTGTACTTTCTTGTAATTTTTTCATGATTCTATCCGGATCATCATAAAAACGAGTAAACGCCATGATTATACCATTTAAAAAAAATTCCCTTGTTAATACATGAAGTTTATCTATCAAGAAAAACCCATCGTGGTAGATATTTTGGAAGACGATACCATAGAAACCATTCGTTACGCTTTGCGTGTACTGCTGGATAGTGACGTTTACTTATTTGGAAAAAAATACGTTTCCTATACACCGAAACAAGTGTATGATCGTTTGATTCCAACGTTTGGAACTATCCCTGTCTTTCATTTGCGTAACTTTTTCTTATGTTTCAATCAGACACCTCCTCCCCTTTCCAAAAAGGAATATACCTTGGAAGACTTGGAAGATTTTACGTTTGAAGGATGGATGGACATTCCGATTGGTCAAACGATTCCGTGTGCTGCCAATCCTGCCAAAGTAGAACATATTCAAGACTATGAACACGTTCCCATAGATGTAGAGTTTCGTAAATTATTACTTGATTATTTTCCTTTATTAGACGATACCATCTACGTATGCGTGACACCATTACCCCTATTTTTTCAGACTACACCAGAAGTAAAAGAAGATTTTTCCAAAGTATTATCGCTTCCCGTTCCAGATCCATATTCCGAAGGCATGACACGTGTCGTATGCCGTTTAGATCCAGCGGATACCATTATTGTACCCTTAGATACACTTTTTCAACGTCTTCATGTATCGGAACAAATGAAAATGATACAGTATCACCCTGGAAAAGAAGAAAATATTTTGTATAAACTCTACACGGTAGAGGAAGATTTACACGGTCAAAAAATACCAGTTCTACCTATTCAAGAAGTCATGAAACATGGTCAATCCTACAAGCATACCGTTACCGTTTTTTTTGAAGACGTAAAATATGCGTTTCATGAAAATGGTAGCATCCTGTTAGAATGTTCTTCTAAAAAAGTAAAAACCATTGATGAAATAGATACCCTTTTTCATAAATATGACGTAATGAAAGAAGTTGCAGGGTTTTTGTACGCGAGCGGCTACGTCTATCCTACCTTTGAAACGATTCGTAAAACTACTATTCTAGATATGACGTATAAAATAGAATTTGTAGCTAAGAAAATAAAACCACATTCCTGTGCCAATCTTTTTTTCATTGATATTGGTAATTCATTCCGCTACAGAAGAGTATCCAACTTTTATGAAGGTGAATTGATTCAAGAAATTTGTGTTTCCGACTACTTGGCGAAACGTAACCCTACATCCACCATAAAGAAAATAAAAGACTTGTTTCATTTGTCACAAGAACAAGCAACCAAAGTTGTAGAAGAAGCGTTTCAATCCATTGCTTCTTTGGAAGCCGATAACAAGAGAATCATGGTTCAACATAAAGTTGGATTCCCAACCATCATTACAAAATCGGCAACCGATTTATCTATTCAAATAGACAAAATACCATCCTTACATTATTTACCTTGTTTGAATCGTAACATGAAAGCATATGTGGCGTTGTTAACTGTGCCGAATACCATTACGTGTCAGGAAGAAGTTGCCGTTCTTACCAAGCAACCAGTTCGTAAACGATATGAAGAAGAAGAAGAAGAAGAACTTGAAATTGAATATGAAGAACCATTAGAAGTAGAATATGAAGGTGGTGGAAAAGATCGTGACCTTATTGTCAATAATCCAAATTTTACCATTTATCGCATGGAAAAATCAAATCATGCCTATGATGGATACACGCGTGATTGTCCCTTGACACGCCGCCCTATTGCCCTACTGAATGAAGAAGAGGTTAGGCGAGCGAAAAAGTTCCCCCAGTATGTTTATGATAAAGTTCCGTATATTTGTCCCATGTACTGGGACTTGGAAGAAAAAACACCGTTGACAAAAGAGGAAGTAGACGTACTTGTTCGTCAAGGAAAACGCATCATTGATCCATCCATCAAAGGTGAAATTGATCCTGCACGAGATGGATCCATTTTTAAAATGAATGATGGTTCTCATCCATTCCCAGGTCCTTTGAAAGAACGTGGTGTATGCTGCTTTAAAAAAGAATACTTACCCAAAAAAGAACCGCGTGCCATTGTAGAAGCCAAACAATACATTAACACGCATCCAAATAGTTTGGCCGAAGAAGGAAAGGTCTCCTATTTACCTAAACCATTACGTACCTTTTTTCAATTAACGGAAGATTGTCAATTAGAATCACAACATTACTTGTTGCGTTACGGTGTGGCTCCACCTCATACGTTTATGAAATGTATAGAAGCGTGTTGGAACGTTTCTTATCCTGGCAAATTTACGCATGCCTCTTTTTTAACGACCCTGTTAAAAGTAGCCAAAAAAAAGTTTTCCGTTTTACAAAATGCGAATTTGTTACGTCACTATGAGTCCTTTGAAGCGTTTGAACGTGAATTTCGTAAAGAAAAAATGGATTATACTGAATTATGGGATATTGTTTCAGAAACCATGTCTGTCAACCTCGTAGTCATACGCGTTCCTGATCAAATCCACGTAGAATTTATTTGTCCAGTCAAAAAAGTAGACAAGGAACAAAAATTAATGCTCCTATTATTTGAACAAACCATTCAAGGAAACGTCTGTTTTGAACCCATTATTGAACATAATATTGGTCAAAACAATCACTCTGTTCTCTATCCTTACTATCACAAAAAACTACAAGGTGCCTTTGATCAAATTATTTCTATTTATGCCCAATGTACAGGGCATTCTGAAGAATTTCGGACGAATTTAGTGGCTTCGCTGATCTACGTCCATTTACCAGGTGCTTCTCAAGTCATTCATTCTCATAAATGTATCGGTTTTTCCGTAGAGAATGTTTTTATTCCTTGTTACCCTTCTGCTCCTCTTTCTATTCCCATCGTAGAGATGCCGCGCTCTTCCTATGATCATACCTTGTTTGTTTTGAATAAATATGCCGACAAGATTCCATGTAAACCCGTCTACAAAGTAGTAGACGGTGATCTTCAAGGTATTCTCACTGAAACAAACGCCTTTGTTCCTTGTAACCCAGAACCAGACCATAGTGCTCTTCCATTATACCCTTACAAGGTCAAACACGAATATAATACTTTATCTAAGAAACACCATCCCCTTTTTTCAAAAGCAGAACATTATTTGTACTCTACATTTCGTCGTGCATTGAAAGAAAAAATGCGTAATCCAGCCCTACGTAAACAACTCAATACGGCCATTTCCAAAAAAGAAGTAGACATACGATTTTTAGAAAAGGTTTTACCCGTACAATGGGTAGAAACAATGCCGACTGATTTTTTGAAAGAAATCATACGGTGTAAAGGTTCCTGTTCTGCATCAGATAAATTAATCTTACCTAGATATGATTTGAATACGGGTGAACCCAATCGTTATTTTGCACGTTTAGCAAATGAATTAAATCATTATTCACGCCTATCTACCTTTGTAGTAAAACCCCAACTTCGTATGGAAACCATCCCCTTTTTTGTAGAGAAGCAAGAGTTGATCTTAGTTCATTCCATGGTAGAAGACTATTATCGCGACTTGACAGAGCCAAAGCGTATCGCCTCTTCCTATGATACGGCTAACGTAGACATTCAGGTAAAAGTATATTTCAAAGTAAAAAAAATAGACTATATTATTATATGAGCTATACCAACGCCACATCTAGTAATTGGAATCCCGAGTTATATTCTAAACAAGTAGGTGGTGACAAATGTACCATGGTTTGTAAAAAGAAATGTAAAAAGAATTGTGCTACCTATTGTCAGTTAGCAAAATCAGAGGATGGATTTAAAGAAACAGTGCGTACCTTGAAAGAAAAAAGAGATAAATTGAAAGCAAAATTAAAGGACATGGAAGCTGAAGAAAAAGAGTATGATCAATTACGTATTCGTGAATTGATACAATCCTCTTATTACCAAGATGAACGTGATTATCTTCGTAAATTACAAAAAAGGGGGGGTACGAGACGGAGGCGACGCACAAGACGCGGCGGAAACTGGTTCGGTAATTCATCTACTTTGGCTCCTTGTGAAAAAGCCTGTAGCGATAAATGTGAAACTGGATGTAACACAGTATGTAGTGATGCATCCTACTATGTCCATGATGGTACTGAACTAACCTCTTTAAAAAATGAAATTAAATTATTAGAATTAACCATGGAACGCATTGCATCTAAATTAAATCTGTAATTTCTTCTTCTTGCATCACTTGAAGACCATACCATACCGTTCCTTTTTTCGTCACGGAACTTGTATTGGCATAGATCCGATTCACATAATCAAACAAGTCTTTTCCTTTGGGAACATTCTTCCCGTACAAGAGTTTCCACCATTCACTAAATTTATCGTACAAGTCCAATTCACGAAGGACACCGGATGGATTCAAATGAATACACTCCTTGGTAAACGATGACAAATAATCTTGATCATTTCGGTACTTTTCTGAATGGACCAAGACCATCTTACAATCCACTACATTTCCTTTGGTGACAAAGGCACGCTGTACCAATAAACTCATGAACACTGGCTTCCACGAATCAAATTTTTCATTGAGATTCTTATCTACTTTGAATTGATACTTGGATGTAGGGTCAGGTTCTTCACAGAAATACGATTTGAATTCACATGCCCGAATACGACGCCATGTACCTTCATCTTTTCCATCCATCCCTGGTAAATTATTCGTCGCCATGACAAGCTTGAACTGCGGAATGAACGTAGTGGGTGCCTTGTAGAGGGCTCGCGATTGAATGGCATCCCCGCCCGTCAATTCCTTCATCGGACCTTCATTGATTTTATCGTGAACGGACGACTCTTGCATCACTGCATAGCGTACGCCTTTCAGA